AAAGAGCCATATCTGAAAGAGAACCCACATCTCAAACCACTTCTTCCGACACAAATGAACGTTGGAGAGGTTGGAGACTGGGCTAACAAACTTATTAAACAAAAACCTGGTTGGAATGAAGTTCTAACAAGAGCATCTAAAATGCCAGGAGCAAACGTAAAGCCTATTACTTAATTTTTATGCCACGTAAAAAAGTAGACAATCCAGTACCGTTCGGGATGAGTAACAAGCACATGAAAAGAAAGAAACCAATCAACCTTGATTACATCAAAAAGATTGAACCTCTTACAAAAAACCAAGAAGAACTTTTTCGTTGCTACAAACTGGATCAAAACTTAGTTGCGTATGGTGCAGCAGGAACAGGAAAGACCTTTATCACCCTCTACAACGCCCTCAAAGACGTTCTGAGTGACCGTAGTCCCTATGACAAGATCTACATCGTTAGGTCCCTTGTAGCGACCCGTGAGATAGGTTTCCTTCCTGGTGACCATGAGGATAAGTCTTCTCTTTACCAGATTCCATATAAGAACATGGTAAAGTATATGTTTGAAATGCCAGACGATAGTGCATTTGAAATGCTCTATGGCAATCTGAAGACTCAAGGGACTATTTCTTTCTGGTCCACGTCATTCATTCGTGGTACTACACTTGACAATGCTATTATTCTGGTTGATGAGTTTCAAAACTTGAACTTCCACGAACTTGATAGTATTATTACTCGTGTAGGTGAGAACACTAAGATTATGTTCTGTGGTGATGCTACTCAGTCTGACCTTACTAAACAGAATGAGAAGAATGGTATCGCTGACTTCATGAGAATCCTGAGAGCAATGCCATCGTTTGATGTTGTTGAATTCGGTCTTGAGGATATTGTCCGTTCAGGTCTCTGTAAAGAATACCTCGTTGCAAAAAATGAATTGAATCTTTGATGTTTAACCATATTGATTTGGATATCCCGTCACTGGATCGCGAGACCATTGACGGGGTTCGTTATTATAAAGTTCCAGGAGAAGATGGACTGAAGAAGTTAGTTTCTATTACTTCGATCACTTCTCACTTTAATAAAGAAAAGTTTGCTGCTTGGCGAAAGAAAGTTGGTGAAGAGAAAGCCAACAACATCACACGCAGAGCAACAAGTCGTGGTACAGATATGCATACTCTCACTGAGTATTATCTGAAGAACGAACAACTACCTACAGTACAACCCATTTCAGAGCATCTGTTTAAGATTGCTAAACCCGCTCTGAATCGTATAAATAATATTCATGTATTAGAAGGTTCTCTTTACAGTCAATACTTAGGTGTTGCAGGTACGGTTGACTGTATCGCTGAATTCGATGGAGAACTTTCAATCATTGACTTCAAGACTTCAAAAGAACCTAAACCACGCGAGTGGATTGATGGTTATTTTGTTCAGTGTTGTGCATATGCGTGTATGCTTCATGAACTGACTGATATTCCTGTCAAAAAGTTCGTGATTATTATGGCATGTGAAAACGGAGAAGTCA